GGAGGAGCCATAAAACTTGGTGATGTTTATAAAGAAAATAAATTGATAAGTGCAAAGATTATTTTTCCAGATAATCAGGGTGAACAGATTCTTGTTGTCGACGGCAATCCTGAAAACTTTAAGGAGGATTTTCAGGAGAAATTAAATAAAGTAATAAAAACTTTAAATGCGTCAAAGAAAAAAGATGAAGAGAAAGTTAGCCTGGATAATTTAAGTGTTATTGAAGAGTCTAAACTAGAGCTCGTTTCTGCGGTGCGTTACTCTGCTCAGTATGTTCCTATGTTTACTCTGACGCTGGACAAAAAAGAAATTACCATGCCTAAAAATACGGTAATATTTCCATTTGCCAGCGATGAAACAGCTAAGTATTTAAATGAACAACAGCAAAAGTATAAAGATTCGTTGTTTCTGACTCGCTAATTAATAAAATTCATTACAAGGCCACCTTCTAATAGGTGGCTTTTTAATTTTCGGAGTATATATGACGTGGAAAGACAGGCTTCAGGACGCGTCATTTCGCGGCGTGCCGTTTAAGGTTGAAGAAGAAAGTGCGGGAACCGGTCGCCGTGTGGAAACACATGAATACCCGAACCGCGACAAACCCTATACCGAAGACCTGGGGAAAATCACTTTTCGCCCGTCCATCACGGCTTATGTGGTGGGAGATGACTGCTTTGACCAGCGCGATCGCCTGATTGAAGCGCTGAATAAACCAGGTCCCGGCACGCTTGTCCACCCGACATATGGTGAGCTGAAAGTCTGTGTTGACGGGGAAGTTCGGGTCAGCACATCGAAAAGTGAAGGGCGTATTGTCCGCTTTGACCTGAAGTTTGTCGAAGCAGGAGAACTCTCTTACCCCACATCAGGTGCGGCGACGGCGCAGACGCTGATGTCATCCTGTTCTGCACTGGATGACTGCATCAGTGACAGCTTCAGCGGTTTCAGTATCGATGGTGTGGCGGATTTCGTGCAGAACGACGTTATCGGTAATGCCAGCATAATGCTGGGGTATGTTTCTGATGCGATGAAAGTGGTGGATTCTGCCGTATCGGATGCCGCCAGGCTGTTGCAGGGGGATATCTCGGTACTTCTGCCGCCGCCATCGTCAGGCAAAAATTTCGTTGAACAGGTGCAGAAAATGTGGCGTACCGGGAAACGCCTTTATGGTAACGCCAGCGACCTGGTCACCATGATCAAAACGCTTTCTGGTGTCAGCCTCGGCAGCGATTTGCAACCGCGCGGCGTCTGGAAAACGGACAGTAAAACCACCGCCACAGCGACGCAGCAGCGTAACATGGTTGCCAGCACCCTTCGTACGACTGCAATCAGCGAAGCGGCGTATGCCGTTACCCGATTGCCTGCGCCAACAACTTCTGCGGTGATGCAGAATGCCGCAGTGGGGCAGTCAACAACACCCGCGCAGAGCTCCGGCTGGCCTGCCGTCACGCATCCGGTGCTGAACAATGCACCGGCGGTAAAAAACACGGTTGACCTGCCAACGTGGGAAGAACTGACCGACATTCGCGACACACTGAATACGGCAACTGATAAGGAGTTGTCCCGTACAACCAGTGATGCGCTGTTTCTGGCGCTGCGCCGGGTGAAAGCAGATCTGAATGCGGATATCAACACGCGCCTTGAACAGTCTGCACGGATCATTCAGCGCACGCCGGATGAGGTTTTACCCGCGCTGGTGCTGGCGGCGACCTGGTTTGATAACGCGGCGCGTGACGCGGACATTATCCGGCGTAATGCCATTACGCATCCCGGCTTTGTGCCGGTGATCCCTCTGAAGGTGCCAGTGCAATGAACGATAACGTCACGCTACGGGTAAATGGCCGAGAGTGGAATGGCTGGACATCGGTGCGCATCGGTGCCGGTATTGAACGGCTGGCGCGGGATTTCAGCGTGGAGATCACCCGCCAGTGGCCGGGAGATGAGGGTATCACCACGCTTCAGCCGCGCATTAAAAATGGTTCAAAAGTGGAAGTGCTGATTGGTGATGAGCTGGTGATCACCGGCTGGGTGGAGGCGACCCCCGTTCGTTACGATGCCCGTTCGGTCAGCACCGGTATTGCCGGACGTAGTCTGACTGCTGACCTGATTGACTGTGCAGCCGAACCGACACAGTTTAACGGACGATCGCTGGTACAGATTGCGCAGGCGCTTGCTGCGCCTTTCGGCATTGAGGTGGTGAACAGCGATGCGCCGTCGGGTGTTATTCCGGATGTCCAGCCTGATCACGGTGAAACGGTGATCGAGGTGATCAACAAAATACTCGGTCAGCAGCAGGCGCTGGCTTATGACGACCCGCACGGCAGGCTGGTGATTGGTGGTATTGGCTCAACGCGGGCACATACCGCGCTGGTACTTGGGGAAAACATCCTTTCCTGTGATACGGAGAAGAGTATCCGGGAGCGGTTTTCAGTTTACCAGGTGGCGGGGCAGCGTGCCGGAAACGACGATGATTTCGGTGAGGCCACCACCACCGCGCTGCGGGCCCGCACAGAGGATGCATTTATTGCCCGTTACCGTCCGATGTATATCAGGCAGACAGGGCAGGCTACGGGGGCAGGCTGTATTGCGCGTGCTGACTTTGAAGCCCGACAACGGGCGGCGCGGACGGATGAAACCACCTATGTGGTGCAGGGCTGGCGACAGGGTAACGGTACGCTGTGGCAGCCCAACCAGCGGGTGATTGTCTTCGATCCGGTCTGTGGTTTCGACAATACCGAACTGCTTGTCTCGGAAGTCACGTTTACTCAGGACCAGAATGGCACCCTGACGGAAATCCGTGTCGGCCCACCTGATGCTTATCTGCCTGAACCCGAAGCCCCCGGCGCGCGGAAAAAGAAAAAAGCCAGAGTACAGGAGGACCCGTTCTGATGAGGACGATTGAAGCCATGCAGCGACAACTTCTCGGCCTGATTGGGCGGGCAGTGGTGAAAAGCATCAGTGCCGCCACGAAATGTCAGACCGTGGATGTGTCCCTGATTGCCGGTGAACCCAAAGCCGGGGTTGAACATCTTGAACCCTACGGTTTTACCGCAAGGGCAAACAGCGGTGCGGAAGCGGTGGTGTTGTTTCCGGATGGCGACCGTTCTCATGCGGTGGTTGTTACGGTGTCGGACCGGCGCTACCGCCTGAAAGGGCTGCAGACGGGTGAGGTGGCTGTCTATGACGATCAGGGGCAGTCCGTGACGCTGACCCGGGAGGGGATCGTGGTGGACGGTGCAGGTAAAACGATCACGTTTCGCAATTCACCTAAAGCACGTTTTGAAATGGACCTGGAAGTGACAGGACAGGTGAAAGACCTGTGCGACTCCAGCGGCACCACCATGTCAGCGATGCGGCTTGCCTATAACGGGCATCGTCACAGAGAGAACGGTCAGGGCAGTAACACCGACAAACCTGATAAAGCGATGGAGGCATGATGGAACTGTGGCTGACGGTGAACGGTAAACGCACCTGCGCCAGCGCACCGCTGGATCCGCTGACCCGCGCCGTGGTGATTTCCCTGTTTACCTGGCGGCGGGCGGAGCCTGATGACAACGCCGACGTCCCGATGGGATGGTGGGGGGATACCTGGCCTGCGGTACAGAATGACCGTTACGGCTCCCGACTGTGGCTGCTTCAGCGCAGCAAACTGACCAATCAGCTGGTGCTGACGGTAAGGGGGTATATCCGCGAATGCCTGCAATGGATGATTGATGACGGCGTGGTGTCCCGTATTGATCTGGATATCCGCCGCACCGGGATTAATGAACTGGGTAACAGTATCACTCTCTGGCGTCGTGACGGACCGGTAATGATTTCTTTTGATGATCTGTGGAGTGCGATAACGCATGGCGGACAGTGAATTTCAGCGCCCGACGCTGGCTGAAAATATCAGTATGCTCCGTAACGATTTATTCGCCAGGCTGGACGTCAGCGACACGCTCCGGCGCATGGATGAAGACGTGCGGGCAAAGGTGTATGCGGCGGCGCTGCATACGGTTTACGGGTACATCGATTATCTGGCAATGAACATGCTGCCTGACCTGTGCGATGAGTCCTGGCTGGCGCGACATGCTGCGATGAAACGGTGTCCGCGCAAGGGGGCCACGGCTGCCAGCGGGTATATGCGCTGGGAAGGTGTCAGCGATGGCCTGAAGGTGACCGCCGGGAGTGTTATTCAGCGCGATGACCTGGTTCAGTATACTGCAACTGCCGATGCAACCAGCTCCGGTGGTGTCCTGCGCGTGCCGATCGCCTGCTCAAATGCAGGCGCGGTCGGTAACGCTGACGACGGTACGGCATTAATCCTGGTCACGCCGGTGAATGGTCTGCCGTCTTCCGGTGTGGCTGACACCCTGACAGGCGGATTTGATACTGAAGAGCTGGAAACGTGGCGCGCCCGCGTCATTGAGCGGTATTACTGGACGCCGCAGGGCGGGGCTGACGGGGACTATGTCGTATGGGCTAAAGAAGTGCCCGGCATTACCCGCGCATGGACATACCGTCACTGGATGGGAACGGGAACTGTCGGTGTGATGATTGCCAGCAGTGACCTGATTAATCCCATTCCGGAAGAATCAACGGAAACGGCGGCAAGACAACATATCGGGCCACTGGCCCCGGTGGCAGGCTCTGATTTGTATGTGTTCAGGCCGGTGGCACATACGGTGGATTTTCATATCCGCGTGACGCCGGACACACCGGAAATACGGGCTGCCATCACCGCGGAGTTGCGTTCGTTCCTGCTGCGTGATGGTTATCCGCAGGGAGAACTGAAGGTATCGCGTATCAGTGAGGCGATTTCCGGTGCGAACGGGGAATACAGCCATCAGTTGCTTGCACCGGCAGACAATATCTCCATTGCAAAAAATGAACTGGCGGTACTGGGGACGATTTCATGGACGTGACAAACGATGATTACATCCGTCTGTTGTCGGCACTGTTGCCCCCCGGTCCGGCGTGGTCAGCCAGCGATCCGGCGATTGCCGGTGCGGCACCGTCATTAACCCGCGTTCATCAGCGTGCGGATGCCCTGATGCGGGAGCTGGATCCGCGCACCACCACTGAACTGATAAACCGCTGGGAGCGTCTGTGCGGTCTGCCGGATGAATGTATTCCCGCAGGGACACAGACCCTTCGCCAGCGTCAGCAACGGCTGGATGCGAAGGTTAACCTGGCGGGTGGCATCAACGAGGATTTTTATCTTGCACAGCTTGCTGCCCTGGGCAGACCAGATGCCGCCATCACGCGATACGACAAAAGCACGTTCACCTGCTCATCGGCCTGTACTGACGCTGTGAACGCGCCTGAATGGCGGTATTACTGGCAGGTCAACATGCCAGCCGCCACCAACACCACCTGGATGACATGTGGCGATCCCTGTGATTCCGCACTGCGTATCTGGGGCGACACAGTTGTCGAATGTGTGCTTAACAAACTCTGCCCGTCGCATACCTACGTAATTTTTAAATATCCGGAGTAATCCATGCATCGTATAGACACGAAAACCGCGCAGAAGGATAAGTTCGGCGCGGGTAAGAACGGTTTTACCCGTGGTAACCCCCAGACCGGCACGCCTGCCACCGATCTGGATGATGACTACTTTGACATGTTGCAGGAAGAGCTCTGCAGCGTGGTGGAGGCATCCGGTGCCAGCCTGGAGAAGGGGCGGCATGACCAGCTGCTTACCGCGCTTCGTGCGCTGCTGTTAAGTCGCAAAAATCCGTTTGGCGATATCAAATCGGACGGCACGGTGAAAACGGCTCTTCAAAACCTTGGTTTGGGAGAAGCGGCAAAACGGAATGTAGGTAACGGGCAAAACCAAATTCCGGATATGGCGGCGTTTGCCAGTTCACTTTCATCAACGGGTTTTCAAAAACTCCCTTCAGGTCTGATTATTCAGTGGGGTATTGTCAGTGGAGCATCAAACTATACGGTGACTTACCCGGTAACATTCCCAAATCGTTCACTTGCGCTGTTGGCTGTGCCACATACAACGTCGTTGGCTGGTATATCTGCAATGGGCATTGCGAACTGTTCTGATATCACCAAATCACAGTTCTATATAATTGTTGGCGGTATATCTCAGGGAGAAATTGTCAAATATGAAAGGTCCTGTTTTTGGGTAGCAATCGGTGTATAGGTATATCTATGATTTATTTCTCAAAATCGACTAATGGTTTTTTCTTTGATGGTATAAACAGCGACATGCCTGCTGACATTGTTGAGATAAGTACAGACTTATACAATGAATTAATTGCCGGACAGCAGGAAGGGGGTAAATTAATCACGTCAGATGAAAATGGTTTACCGGTACTGAAATCTCCGGCGATTGATTATGTCGCACGTGCTGAAAATCAGCGAATGCAGTTACTTGCTCATGCCGATAATGTCACAGCTGACTGGCGAGTGGAATTAATGCTTGGTGATATCAGCAGTACAGATAAAGAAAAACTATCCGCCTGGATGGACTACAAAAAAGAAGTAAAAGCCGTCGACACTTCGACGGCTCCTGAGATTAGCTGGCCTGAGTTACCGGAGGTGTAGGCCATTCAATATCTGGAGCACTGGAGGTATCCACCAGTTCCAGTGCGTCCAGGTAATCCAGCCACAAATTATATAGTGCCAGTTCCTCGTCTTTCAGACGACCAATAGCGGCTTTACCGGGCCATTGTTTACTGTTCATGTATTCGTTGGCCTGATTAAGCAATAATTGCCTTTCTGATTCTGCCTGTTGAATAAGTTCTTCATGCGATGGTGGAGGTATTAGTGCCCATGTGGGTAATCCATTTTTTCCTGCAACACGAATTTTGTCATATGGGGGCGTATTGATTGCAAATTCATTATAAACATCATCACTGACAGCCAGAGCATCATCTGGCCATGAATTTGCATTAATGTAATCATCCTTAAGCGCAGGATTCACAAAAATGTTTAATGATGGACTATAAAACATATTAACCCCCTATAGCGATATAACGACCTAATACAGCATTTGCAGCAGTCGCTATGCTTGAAAAACCGCGGAACTGATTTGATGTAATTGCAGAAGCCGACAGGATTCCTGCGCCTGAAGGTGTATGCCCCACATGACTAACTATCATTCCATAACATGCTGACGGAAAGGCAAAAGGAAAATCATTAAGATATCCGGCATCTTCACCACCAGACCCACCAAATCTCGCCTGCCCCCACTGAATAATCAGTGTTCTCCGGGAACCTGAAATAATTAACGGAATCGTTACATACCCATTCAGACCAATGACACCCGATGCAGTGCCAGCCAGAGATAATTCTCCCAAACCAACGTTTATGAAAATGCAGAAATAACGAGAAAATGGCATCATTCCTGCTTTTGTCAGAGGGAGCTACCATGCTTATTGGCTATGTTTGCGTATCAACAAATGACCAGAAAATCGATCTACAACGTAATGCGTTGAACTGTGCAGGATGCGAGCTGATTTTTGAAGACAAGATAAGCGGTACAAAGTCCGAGAGCCTAGGGCTGACAGTGCTGTTCTTGATGCAAATTAAAGGATTTAATAGTGAGTTGCGGCCTTACTAATGTAAGGCCGCTATAATCATTTTATTAATTGCATTAATCGTATTTTGGCCATACTTTCAATGCAATTTCCCCCAACTTTTTACCTCGCTCCTGTATTTCACTCTCATCCCATTTATCCTTAAGTATAAGTGGTATGTTCAGTCGTAGATTGGTGTGGACGATGAGAGCATCACGTTTTTTCAGAAATACAGCATTCTGAACGGAACGGTTTACGCTAAGGTTAAGCAAAGTTAGATTTCCCAACGTAGCTATCGCTTGTTGCCGTTTCCTTACCAGTAGCTGTTCAGGGGTAAGATCGGTTCCAGACAGAACAATTTGGTTCATTACCGTAGCATCTGAATTTGTCACCATATGACCATTTTCGAGAGGCCAACAGGAATACCAACTTTGAGGCATAAGATGATCGATATCGAGATTAGAAAGATTTGGAACATCAGGCTTTTCTGTCTTCACTTGGCGACAAAGTTCTCTTTCAAGTTCCGTTAACATTGAGCGCATTTTCGGTGCGTCGAGCCTGCCAGGATAAAGTGGAGCATTGATGCAAGCGTTGAGAAATTCTGAGTCCCCAGGCCAACGTGAGGCTTCGCCATTTAAGCTATTGAGGATATTACGTAACTCAACACTGGAAATTTCCGTTTTAGACAAGTGTCGCAATACATTCATAAATACATTGTTGTAATTCTTTGGCGTCAGGCCACATACGGATCTTCGTACTACGTAGGAGACAAGATCATTATACATGGCTGCTTTCTCATCATCGGCGATGTTAGCTATCGAAATGAACAAAGCAAGCGGATAGAGTGTCGTCACATCATAGGCTGCGATGCGATGTCCAAAGTGTGAGATGGGGGTTGTGCCAAAACCACCAACCAATTCTTTATATTGTGATGCATATTGTTTGAGGCGCTTTACTTGCAGATCTGCTCGTTGTGAAGGCAAGTCCTTACTTACATAATCACGATACTCATTGTAAAGGCGAGACAGATCAATTTCACGCTGCCTTTCTGATTGCAATGTCGCATGTACAAGCCACTCCATGCGTGGTTTATTAATACGTCCACGGCGTTGCTTTTCCGACCAGTATTTATCTTCAAAGATCTTCCACTCATTTTCATATAATTCAATAGCATTAATATTTTCATGCTCAGCGCACATAAAGATATAGTTGCGAATAAGATCCGTTGCATGAAGTTCCGCTCCTCGCCCATTTAATGTTTCAAAAATTATTTGGGCATCATCTTCAGCTTCGAGAAATATGCTTACCAGTTTCAGATCCGTCAAGACAGCCTCAATTAGTGCTACAGCATTTTCTTGTGGTGAGTGGTTTTCTATTTTAATCCATTTTATAAAGGCTTCAGTAAAAAACCATAATGCCTCTAGTGACGGCGGGTGGTTGAAATGTTTACGTAACGTACCATGTTGCGTGAAGCTATCAGAAAATACATTACGGAGATCGTCAATATTATCAACATTAAGACTTTGAATAAAATGAGTTTGATCTCGAAAAGTTGGCCACAGTTTGAAGCATTCTACCTTTTTATTTCTCATCGTTGCTTCGTTTGTATTTTTCAAGCAAGTCAATACTAACCCTTCCAGTTCAGAAAGGCCTGTAGCACGCAATGATAATCGAATGGATGCCAGAATATATTGAAGAGTGGTTAAACGTTGCTGGCCGTCAATAATATGTATGGTATCTACACCTAACAAGCTGTTTTTGAGTTGAGGTTCCAGCACCACCGCGCCGAGGAAATGAGGGGTTGGTTTTGTTCCCGAAAGTCGGCTCTGTGCTTTTTCGAAGATATCCTCCAACAAAGCTGACCATTGGTTTCGTTGCGTCCATACGTAGGCACGTTGATAGAATGGAACACGATATTGTCGTTGATTTTGGAAAATTTGCTGGATGGTTAGCGTTTCGGATTTCATTGTTTACCTATAAATAACATTAAGTGACATTCCACAAGAGTAAGAAATTCATCTGAGTCAGAACAATCATTTTTATGTAGTTATGATACAGTGTATTTGTTACTGGTGAAGTAAAAATAAGAAACCCCGCTTTTGAATGCTGACGCGCTACGGTTTCATTGGATATTTTTTGTCTCTCCTCCATCCCGTTGGTGTTCTGTTTAGACTGATAACTTGCTGTTTTAATTGATATTAGTTTCTTGCGCCGCCCAATCATGGTTGGTGGGTTGGTGGGTGGGTGGGAGTTAAATCCACATTGGTATGAAGAACATAGAATATGAATTAGTGTTTCAGAATTGCTTCAGCCATCACTTTTTAATACGTTCAATTTGAATGTTTATTTCCGAAACAATTTTTTCAGGTTTCAGTCCCTCGTTAGATTGCACAAAATCTCTAATTTGCATCATTCGATGTGCACAAATTTGTAATTCGCTATAAACACTTAGCTCGTCAGATTCATTTTGAGATTGTTCACCTGTTTAAAATTCTACATAAGTATGTGGCGGATTGTGATAAACACGAGAAATCGGGGTTGGCCACCATTCCTCACCGGTCACTACGTCCGCATCGAATAGTACAGTTTTGTCAATTTCCATTAATTTCTGGATAAGAACAGAAGTTTTCAAGCGAACCTCCATTTTGCCATAAAGTGGTTATCAAAACGCTACGTAAACTATACAAAATCAGCGAGTTATGGTGAAGGTAAAAAAACAAGTTTAGATGTTCGTTAAGTATAAAATTGTTTTAATTCAATTGGATATAATAATTTTCTAAATCTAATGTTACGCCATATGGGCTGGACTGAAGCCGCAGACCTGATTGTTAAAGGTATGGAAGGCGCAATCAACGCCAAGACTGTAACCTATGACTTCGAACGTCTGATGGAAGGCGCTAAACTGCTGAAATGTTCAGAATTTGGTGATGCGATCATCAAGAACATGTAATCACTACATGTGTTTAATATTGCAACGGGCGTATAACACGCCCGTTGTTTTATTTATGTAGGTATTATTAATAGCATATCGAGCATATTTATATAAAACCCTTTACTTGAGCCCATATGGGCATATTTTTATAATGCAACTATTATGCAAACATTTATTTGTTATTTTGCTTTCTCCTGGAGGACACTCTTGACTGCTTTTGAGTAGACTCCATAAATCCTTGTTG